ATTTACGTCCGAATGAAGGAGACTTAATATACTGGCCCAAGGGTAACAAGTTATTTGAGATTACCTTTGTTGACCATGATGATCCATTTTATCAAGTTAACAATCTACCTACATATAAGTTGAAGTGTAAAACATTCGAATATGGTTCTGAACAGATTGACACTGGTATTGCTGCGATAGATTCTATTGAAGCTGATAATAGTTTAGATCAACTTGCACACCAGATGACTCTTGAACAATCAGGAATATTCAATGAGAATGTCAGTCTAGAAGACGGCACTCTATTAATGCAAGAAGATGGTTCCACAGGTGCTGGACTAGGTGATAACATACTTGGCGAAGATGACACACACAGTGGTTCTATACAGATTGAAAATACAGTACAGGGTGCAGCTGCATCATATATAATACAAGAAACTTATAAAGTTGACACTATTGACGAAAACGCTATGAACGATTTCTTCGATACCGCTGAAGACTCAATATTGGACTTCTCCGAATCTAATCCATTCGGAGATGCAGGGAAATAAATTATGATTGGAAATTACTTTTATAACAATTCAACACGAAATGTCGTAGTTGGATTTGGTTCGATTTTTAACGACATCCAACTCGCTAAGAAAGATAATGCCGGCAACATTGCACAAACAATGAAAGTGCCTCTTGCATATGGGCCCAAGGCGAAATGGTTGGCACGATTAAGGGAAGACCCTGCTCTCAATAAAAAGGTTGCAGTAACACTACCTCGTATTGGTTTTGAGATCAGTGGATTAACTTATGATTCCTCAAGGAAACTAAACAAGTCTATTAAAGTTAAGAAGGCTTCTAATGGTACAGATGACAAACAGCTTAAGTCTGGATTCATGCCTGTACCTTACAACGTAGACTTTGAACTTTTCATTATGAGTAAGAACTCAGATGATGCACTACAAATTGTAGAACAGATTTTACCATATTTTCAACCAGAGTATACAGTTACATTAAAGGAATCTGTTGAACTAGACATAATCAGAGATATTCCTGTTGTACTAAACTCTATTGACTATGAAGATGATTACGAGGGTGACTTTGGAACTCGTAGGGCAATTATCTATACACTGAATTTTACTGCAAAGTATTACTTGTATGGGCCTGTCACTTCAGCTGGAATTATTCGTTCTGTTCAAGTCGATCAGTATACGGATGTTCAGATTAATGCACCAAAGAGAGAACAGAGATATTCTGCTACACCAAAACCATCTGACGTTTCTCCTTCTAATTGGGACGCAGATGATGGTGATTTTGGATTTAACGAAACCTCATCTTTCTTCGAAGATGCGAAAACCTATAACCCGACCACTGGTCAGGACGAATAAATAGTCCAAAGAATTTAAGGAACAACCCATGGCAGTAAGAAAAATAATATCAAGAAGTATTGCAGATGATGCTGTATTAGTAGACGATCTTGCTAACTCAATCAATACATCTATTGCAGCTAAGGCAAACTTAGTCACAGCTAGTTCAGCACCCTCAAGTCCTGCTGCTGGAGATCAGTGGTTTGATACTACTTCTGGCGTTACTGCTATGAAGGTTTATACTGGATCTGTTTGGGATTTTATGAGTACAGGGTTTTCTGCAACTGGAGGAACAATCACTACTTCGGGAATTTACACCATTCACACCTTTACTGGCAGTGGCACATTTACACCAAACAAAAGTGGCAGTGTTGATTATCTTGTTATTGGTGGCGGCGCAGGCGGCGGTGGTTCAAGGGGTGCTGGTGGAGGCGCCGGCGGTTTTAGAGAAGGTTCATCTTTTCCTGTCCTTGCAACTGGACTAACTGTGACCATAGGCGCTGGTGGTGCTGGTGGTGCTGCCTCTGGTGCGCGAGGTGTCAATGGCGTTAATAGTGTATTTAGTAGTATTATTGCTACAGGTGGTGGTAATGGTGGTGCTGCTGGTGCTGATACAGGTGGAACAGGTGGTTCTGGTGGCGGTACTGCTAATGGCAACACCACAGGTGTTAGGACAGACAGCCCTGTTCAAGGACAGAATGGCGGTAATTCCTCTTCAACTGGTTTTCGTACAGGTGGTGGAGGTGGTGCTGGTGCTGTAGGTGGCAGTGCCACTGGAAGTGCTGCTGGTGCTGGTGGTGCTGGTTTAGCATCATCAATTACTGGTTCGTCTGTTGTTAGAGCAGGTGGTGGCGGTGGTGGATCTAACAGTAGTTCTCATGCGCCAGGCGCTGGTGGTAATGGTGGTGGTGGAGCAGGTGGTGCGACAGCCGTTGCTGGAACAGCTAATACAGGTGGCGGCGGCGGTGGTGGTCAAAATGTTGGCGGTGCTAAGGCTGGTGCTGCTGGTGGTTCTGGCATAGTAATTATTCGATACTTAACATAGGAAATTGGCATGGCACATTTTGCAAAGATTGATAGTAATAACATAGTCACAGAAATCATTGTTTCAGAGCAAGACTTTATTAACTCGGGCGTAGTCGGTGATTCATTCCTATGGGTTCAAACTTCATACAATGGTTCATTTAGAAAGAACTATGCTTCTGTAGGTGGAACATACGATAAATCAAAAGATGCTTTCATAGCACTAAAACCTTACCCCTCATGGACATTAGTAGAAGACACTTGTCAATGGGCTCCAGCAACGGCTATGCCAATTGATGGTAAGGGATACGAGTGGGATGAATCAACAACATCTTGGGTAGAAGTAGAATGAGATATGTAAATTAAATGTCAACTCAAACTGAAATCTTAGATAATGTACTCGGTGTAACCGATGTTATTGGAACAACTACTAGAGAGGTAACAATACCTCGACCCGTTCTTGTTCCAAAAACAGATGAACAGGACGTTGACAATGATTATAAATATCAGAGAGAAAACTTCTATCAATTGGTAGAAAGAGGACAGGATGCTATTGAAGGTATCCTAGACCTTGCAAAAGAAGGTGAACATCCTCGCGCATACGAAGTCGCTGGTAACTTGATTAAACAAATTGCTGATGTCACTGAGAAACTTGGGGACTTGCAGATAAAAATGAAGAAGACAAAAGAAGTACCTAATCAGGGCCCCAAGAGTGTAACGAATGCATTGTTTGTTGGTTCAACCGCTGAATTACAAAAGATGTTAAAAGGAAAAGATTAATATGCCATTAACGAGAATAACAGTAAAATCGTCAACTATTTTAGACGCCTCTATTGCAACTGCTGATATCGCTAACGATGCAGTGACAGCAGACAAGCTTGCTAACTCAATCAATACAGCAATAGCAGCCAACACAACTACAGCTGGTGCCGCTCTACCGAAAGCTGGCGGTGCTATGACAGGAGCAATAACCACTAACTCAACATTCGATGGAGTGGATATTGCAACAAGAGATGGAACATCAGCACATAAGAACGCAGCACAAACATTTACGGCAGGACAACGTGGTGAAATCACTGCATTGACTGATGCGTCAAGTATTGCTACAAACTTAGCACTATCAAATAACTTCTCAGTAACCTTGGGAGGCAGTAGAACTCTCGCTAACCCCACTAACATTGTGGCTGGACAGAGTGGTTCATTTTTTATTACACAAGACGGCACAGGTTCACGCACATTAGCGTATGGTGGATACTTCAAGTTTGTGGGTGGAACTGCACCTACATTATCAACTGGCGCAGCTTCTGTCGATAGGATAGATTATATTGCCAAGAGTACGACTATAATTCACGCAGTGGCTTCATTGGATGTAAAGTAACATGAGCGTACTTAACGAGAATCAATTACTAGGAGCCAGTGCTGGCGGTGACTATGAGATTGAGCAGAGTCTTAGGTTTGATGATGGGCGTACTACCTATCTAAGCCGCACCCCCAGTGCTGCGGGTAATCGTAAAACATACACTCTTTCCGCATGGATAAAGTTTGGAGAAGTAGCTGCTTTTCAGTATATTGCTGGCGCACCCTCTTCTTCTGGAAATAATCAAGATTACATTCAATTCGGCACTACTTCGAGTAGCACGATTAGAATGTTTCAAGCCAACCCCTCAGTAAATGTCGCAACTACGGCAGTCTTTCGTGATAACAGCGCGTGGTATCACGTTGTATTTAAGGTTGACACTACACAATCTACAGCCGCGAACAGGGTAAAGATTTATATTAATGGAGTTGATCAACTACTTAGCGCTACTACATATCCAGCCCAAAACGCAGATACAAATTGGAATACAACCGCTGCCAATGGGCTTGGTGCTAGAGGAGATGGGGACGGGTACTATGACGGCTATTTAGCCGAAGTCAACTTCATTGACGGGCAAGCTTTAACCGCAGACTCATTCGGGACGACAGGAAAATACGGAGAGTGGATTCCCACTAAATTCGCTGGAACGTATGGAACCAATGGCTTCTATTTGCCGTTCAAGCAAGACTATTCGGTAGAAGGTTTTTCTACAGTTGTATATGAGGGTGCTTCTACAGATTTATATGTAGGTGGAACAGGCTTTCAGCCAGATTTTGTGTGGATTAAAAAAAGAAATGCAACTACTGGGCAT